AAGCTAAAACTGGAATTGATGTAGAACATATACCTGAATTAGATGATGGGCATTATGAATGGTTCTTGACAGAATTTGAATCATTTACAAAACGACAAGAATTAGAACGTGCTATTCTTAAAGCAGCAGACTTATTAGAGAAGGGTGACTTTAACCCGGTAGAGAAACTAATCAAAGATGCAGTACAGATTAGTTTACAGAAGGACATGGGCACAGATTACTTTGCTGATCCTAAAGGTCGTATCAACAAATACTTTAACAGTGGTGGTCAAGTATCTACTGGCTGGCCACAAATGGATCGTATCTTGTATGGTGGGTTCAGTCGAGGTGAATTGAATATCTTTGCAGGTGGCTCAGGTTCAGGTAAATCGTTAGTGATGATGAACATCGCATTAAACTGGGTTCAAATTGGGATGAGTGGCGTATACGTCACATTAGAATTGAGTGAAGAATTAACATCATTAAGAACAGATGCAATGTTAACCAGTATGGGAACGAAAGCAATTCGCAAAGACATTGATAATGCTTCACTTAAAGTTAAAATGGTAGGTAAGAAGTCTGGTCAATATCGTGTTAAGGGTTTACCAGCACAGAGTAATGTAAATGATATTCGTGCTTATTTGAAAGAGGTACAGATTCAGACAGGTATTAAGATTGACTTTGTTATGATTGATTACTTAGATTTGGTTATGCCAGTTTCTGTTAAAGTCAATCCAAATGATCAGTTTATCAAAGACAAGTATGTTGCAGAAGAATTGCGTAATCTAGCGAAAGAACTCGGGATACTGTTAGTAACTGCAAGTCAACTAAATCGTAGTGCGGTTGATGAAATTGAATTTGATCACAGTCATATTGCAGGTGGTATCAGTAAGATTAACACAGCAGACAATGTGTTCGGTATCTTCACAAGTCGCAGTATGCGTGAGCGCGGAAAGTATCAAATACAATGTATGAAGTCACGTAGTTCGACGGGTGTGGGGATGAAAATTGACTTGGAATACGATGTTGAAACTATGCGTATTACAGATAGCAATCCAGAAGGTGAGACTAGTTATACTCCCAAACCCAGTCCAAATAACATTATGAGTACATTAAAAGCAAGTTCTACGATTATAAATCAAGAAACCGGGGAAATACTAGAACCTGAAAACTCTAAGGTTGTAGTAGATGTCCAAGGGTCAAAACTTAAGAGTTTGCTTAACTCATTAAAGAAGTAATTGGCTAAAAGAGCATAAATACATATAGGAAATCTTTATGCAAAAGAAAACTCGTAGCCTTTTAGAAGAATTAGAAGCAGTTGGGCAAAACCGTGATTTAACGCATGTTATTGAAAGCCGCGCCCACAATATTATAACCAGTGCAATCAATTTAATTGAATTGATAAACAAAAGTTATGATAAGAACACTTCCGAGATTTTAGAAAAGAAACTGCTAAGTGCTATCAAAGGCAAAGACCAAGCAAGATTTTCAAAATCGATAAGGAAGAACCATGAAGCTGAATGAAGTTAAGCGCCCGCAAAAACTAGATGAGTTAGATTTATCACATGTAATAGGTGATTACGGCGCAGCTGGTGCAAAGCAAATTGGTAATCGTTTGTTCGGTAACAAAGCCTTAGGTCAATTATCTGTCGGAGACAGAATGACCAAAGATATTTTCCTACGTGATTTTACCGGTAATGCAACTAGTTCGTTACTTAGCGCAATTCAATCTGGATTAGTAGATCCCAATGCAAAGGCTGGTGCAGCACCTCAACCAGCGGTTGCGCCTACCCCCCAAACTCCTGCACAAATTAGACAGCAAAAACAAGCAGCCGCCGCACAAGCAGCACAAGCAAATATGGCAGGTAATACAGTACAACCCGTACAACCCGTACAACCCGTACAACCCGTACAACCCGTACAAGCACAACCTGTTCAACCAGTACAACCTCAGCAAGCACAACCTGCACAGACGCCGCAAACTCCTGCACAAGTTAGACAACAAAAACAAACAGCAGCCGCACAAGCAGCGCAAGCAGGAATGACTCCTAAAGCAGTTGCACCGGTTGCACCTGTAGCACAAACTCCTGCACAAGTTAGACAACAAAAACAAACAGCAGCCGCACAAGCAGCGCAAGCAGGAATGACTCCTAAAGCAGTTGCACCCGTAGCAACTGCTGCACCCGTAGTGCCTAAGGCACGTGGTGGCAAAGTAGCTGGTCAATTAAGTGCGACTCCTAATGCAATCAGAAAACGTAATGCACGTAGTATTGCAGCAGACCGTAATAGATTGATAGGGGACAACGGTAATGCTAATGAAAGCATCTATTATAAGTTAAACTCTCTATTTGAAGGTCTATTAAATATTAATGAAGCTACAATGGCACAAACAGTTGCACCGGCCGGAAACGTTGTAGGTCAAGCAAACGCACAACAACAGGCAGCAGCCCCAGTAGCTTCAACCAAACGTTCTATAGCTGCATATTTAAAAACTTGGTTTAAAAAATATACATTATTAGACCAAATGGCTTCGGATGCTCAACAACAAGCTGATGCTTTGATGGCACAAGTAGAAGCAACTTGGGGCAAAGATCATGGCAAAGCAGCTTTAGAGCAATTAGGAAATCTAGCATTCACATTAAAACAATCTGCTGAAGATCAACCGGCTCAAGCAGGTGCGGCCGGCGCAGTTGCCGGTGCAGGACAGAATGCTAAACAAACTGGACAAAAATTACTAACATCTCTACAACTTAAAGATATGGTAAAGAAACTTAGAAAACGTGATAGGTTGTCATTGCTTCAATACCTAGAGAAAACAGTAAAAAGTCCTAATGCCCCTGTATCAACTGACGAGCCAATGGCAGCTCCAGTTGAAGAACCTATAGCTGAACCAAAAGCAGCTCCTAAACTTACTCCAGGTAAGGGTGATATTGAGTTTCCAAGAGGTAAAGCAGGTAAGATTGGTCCGGCTAGAGCAGGTGGACCTACTCCGGATGAACAAGCTAATTTAGAAAGACGCATTAAACAAGCGATCAATAAAAAATGAAATTAGCAGAGTCCTTAGCAGTACTTAGAGATAAAGTAAATCAAATATCTTCACTAAAAGAAGATAAGGGACACCTAGACCATCCTGAAGATTTGATATTTTTAGATGGTAGCATGGGCGCTAATCGTGCGTTACAAGCAAGTATAGCTACAGTAAAGAATCCCAATACAGTTACTATTAAGTGGGATGGATATCCTGCATTAATATTTGGTAGAGGACGTGACGGTAAGTTTCGTATTATGGACAAGCATATGTTCAATAAGAAAGACGGAACAGGTCGCCAAGTATTCAGTCCGGAACAGTTTGTGCAATATGATCAGGCTAGACAGGTAAATCGTTCAGGGTTATATGAAGTTATCGCTACTATCTGGCCTGGGCTAGAAAAAGCAAGTAGGGGCGGTAAAGGATTCTACTGGGGAGATTTGTTATTTGCACAACCATTAACAGAACAAAATGGTTTATATGTTTTCAAAGCTAATCCAAATGGTATAACATACAAAGTAGATGTTAATAGCGAGATAGGACAATTACTTGGTGGGAAAGTCGCCGGTATTGCGGTGCATCAATATTTAGATCCAGGCGCTGCGACTACTGATGAAGCAACTACACTAAACGGTAATATAGGTACACTAAAGAATAATAGCGATGTTGCTATTGTTCCTAGTAAGATGCCAAATACTCCTAAATTAAAATTAGATGCAGCCTCAGTTAAAAGTGTTCAAAATGCTATTAAAAAGTACGGCCCTGCAGTAGATCAAATGATGAGTACTGCGCCACAAGCACGTAATACATTTAATCAATTGTTTACTGTTTATATTAACAAGAAAATTGTAGCAGGTGATCTACAAAATTTAGCAAACGGGTTTCTCCCCTTTGTTGAATCTAGACCTATGACAGATAAGATGAAACAAAAGATACTAGAACATCTTCAACAAAATGAAGCAGGTATTATTGGTGCATTTACTATATGGGCAGAAATGTATAAACTAAAAATGAGTGTTGTGGCCCAGCTTAATAAAGCCGCAGAGTCTAGTCCTGTCAAAGGGCAGCTAGATGACGGTACTGAAACACATGAAGGTTTTGTTGCGAATGGCTTAAAATTTGTAGACAGAATGGGATTTAGTCGCCAAAATCTAGCCGGCCGCTAAGCCAAAACCGACATTTTTTTGTTCCAGGCATAAATATATATATGAAGCAGTAGGCTTCAAAATATTTAAGGAAACATAACATGTCTCAATTTACAAAAGTCAATGGTGACTATCTACCATTAATCAACTATGATAGCCCAGCATACACAAACAGCGGTTTAAATGCAGTTACATCAGCAGCTACAGTTCAACCACAAGGCCCAAAGCTAGACTTCTTTACGATTACAGCAGCATCTTCTGGTGCATTGACAGGTACTCAAGTTAACTTGATCGTCCAAGCTACAGAACAATTAGCTACAGTTTATATCTATGAGTTCACAACTGCTGGTCCTGATACATTGGCAATGGCTGTGTACCCAACTGGTGCATGGACTGCAACAACATTGCAAGCTGCTTGCCGTGCAGGCTTAACAGCAGGCGGCGCTGCTAATGCAGTAGTTGCTTCAGCTACAGCTACATTCACAGGTTAATTTTAACTTGATTAAAAGAACCCAAGATTTATTCTTGGGTTTTTTTACCTCATAAATATCTATATGAGTTATAAAATTACTTGCTATACTCTTTTTGATATTACAGAAACCGGTGTCAAAAATCGTGCTAAACCCGCCGACGACCAAAATATCGATATCTGGGTACATAAAAGAAATACACAATGTAATTTTGATACTGTATTGCAGGCTATCTCTCTACGTTCACAACCAGAATCAATAACTAAACCCGAAAAGAATTCTATCAAGTTCAATAACTTTGAACATTTTGGATTTCTATTTCAACAGCAAGAGGATGAAGTTTATCCTTGCTGGTCCTTTGAATTTACAATACAACATCCAAGCGTGTTCAATGATGGAATAAATGAATTGGGATTTTTGTATAGTGATTGTGATAAAGTACCCATGATCAAATGTCATAGTGAATGGGCTAAACTTCCTAATTTCTTAGATACCTCAGAAGAATTGAGAAATATCTATTTTGCGGTAAAATATTATGAATAAAAACGAT